GGCTACGGCTACTGGCAGCGCGCCGTCTACGTGACGATGATCTGAAGGATCTAAAGGCGGTTCGCCGCCTTCTTCCTGGACGGGGCCTGCGGGCCCCGTTTTTTCTCGGGGCCTTCACGCGAGGGGCCCGAGCAAAGACAACCTTCCTGGAGGTCCCATGCTCAAGAAAGTGACGGTCGAGGGCGCGTTCTATAGCGTCGGTTCCGGCATCGTGGCGCTCACGGCCGAGCAGGCCAAGGCGCGGCTGCACAACCTGAAGCCGGTGAAGGTGGAGAAAGACGGCGCCGGCGAGTACGAGGTTGTCAACCAGATCCAGTTCAAGCGCGGCGAGTCGTTCGGCTACAGCGGCCAGGTGGGCAAGAACGGCCAACTCTCGGACAAGGACGCCGAGGACCTGCGGCGCATGGAGCAGGCCGAGACCGTCGAGAAGGCGGTGAAGGCGGCGCGCTCGGCGGCGATGCGCCAGGTGGGCGACGAGATGGCCACGCTCACGGCCGAAAACAAGCGACTGAAGACGGAGAACGCGCAACTGCAGGAGCAGCTCGCGGCGGCGGCGAAGAAGAAGTAGCGGGGCGCCGTGTTCACCGAGGACCGCACTGCGTTTCTGAAGCAGAGCGAGCACGCGGTCGCGGCCGTCTACGACGCCGCCGGCGCGAACACGTCGATTAGCGTGATCTTCGACGAGCCGCACCTCGAGCAGGTCGGGATCGGCGGGACGAACCCGACGGCGCTGGCGGAGGCCTCGGACATCCCGGCCACCGGCTCGATCGGCAAGACGCTCACGATCTCCGGGACGGTGTTCGTGATCCGCGCGCGGCAGCCGGTGGATGACGGCGCGTTCGTCGAGCTAGAGCTGGAGCGCTGATGGCCGACCATCGGGCGGAGCAGATCGTCGCGGCGGTGAAGACCCTGGTGACGGGGCTCGCCACCACCGCGGCGAACGTCGACCGCGGGCGCGACGACGAGGTCGCCGCCGAGAAGACGCCGGCGCTGCGGGTGCGGCAGGGCGAGGACGTGATCTCGGATCCCTGGGCGCACGCGCTGCTCGACTCGGACCTGGACGTGATCGTGGAGGCGCTGGTCTACGACAGCGCGGCGAACGTCGAGACGAAACTGAACCAGATCCGCAAGGAAGTGAACATCGTGCTGGTCGCCGACTACACGCTCGGGCTGGCCTTCGTGCACGCGATCGTCGAGATGAAGGCGGAGCGGCCGCAGCTGGGCACCGACCAGGCCAAGCCCTCCGGCGCGATGGAGATGGTGTACCGCGTGCGCTACCGGCGCTCGCGGCTGGATCCCAGCCAGTGATCGACCTCGACATCCGTGCGGACTTGCGGAAAGTGCAGGTGACGATGGGGCTGCTCGATCGAGAGCTCGTGCCGGCCGCCGTGCGCGCCATGAACAAGACGATCACCACCGTGCGGGCGGAGGGCAGTAAGGAATTGCGACCGAGGTATCCCGGCGTCAAGGCGAGCAAGCTCAAGGCGCGCATGAAGCTGGTGCGCGCCACGCGCAACAAGCAGACCGCCGCGGTGGTGTTCAGTGGCGGGCGCTTCCCGCTTTTCGGCAACTTCGGCATGCGCACCTTCGGGCGCTTTGGCGTGCGCTTCAGCAAGCTGCCGTGGCGCGTGGAGACGCTGGAGGGCGAGACCGTGGGCCCGGAGCGCATGGCGCGCGCCTTTCGCAACCGCCTCAAGCGCTACGGCCGCGCGGCGGTGTTCTCGCGCGAGACGAAGTACCGCCTGTCGCACGAGATCCTGGTCGCGCCCGGCATTGCGCGGGCGATCGTGGAACGGCAGATCGGCGCCACGCTGGTGCGCATCGGCCGCGCGCGCTTCCTGGACGTGTTCGATCAGGAAGTGCGCTTTGTTCTCTCGAAAAGGACATGACATGCCCGAACGCCTGAAAGAAACGAAGCCCAAGGCCGAGCTGGCCGCCAACGCGCGCGCCGGCGCCGTGCGCAAGACCTTCGTCGTGTCGGATACGCCGGCCGGCAAGGCGGCGCCGCGCGACAAGGCGCAGCGCATCACGTTCCCCGGCGACGCCGCCGAACTCACCGAGACCCGAAAGGAGTAGCCCATGCTCGACAAGCGCAGCGTCCTCCTCGCGAAAGACGAGAGTGTCTACAACACCGATTCCGTCCCGGTCGCCGGCACGGACGCGGTCCTGATCGAGGACCTGGCCTGGGCGTTCGCCAACGCGCGCATGCACGCGCGCAATCCGGTGCGCTCGAGCCTCGGCAAGCTTAAGTCCGTGTTCGCCGGGACGCTGATCACGGTGAGCGGCAAGACCGAGGTCAAGGGCTCGGGCGCGGCGGGCACGCCGCCGGAGATCGCGCCGCTCCTGCGGGCGAGCGGCTGGGCGGAGACGATCAACGCCGGTGTCTCGGTGCTCTACAAGCCGAGCTCGACGCAGTCGGTGCACAAGTCCTCGTCGATGTACTTCTACGACGATGGGCTGCTGCTGAAGCTCACCGGCGCGCGCGGCACGTGCAGCTTCGACCTGCAGACGGGCGCGGCGATCATGTGCAACTGGGAGTTCACCGGGCACTTCGTCAGCATCACGGACATCGCGTTGCCCTCGGCAACCTACGACTCGACGGTGCCGCCGATACTGGTGAGCGTGCCGTTCACGGTCGGCGCCTTTGCGGCGGTGATCTCGAAGCTCGCCTTCGACATGGGCGTCGAGCTGTCGATCCCGGAGAACATCGCGGCGACGGACGGTTACGGCGAGATCCAGATCACGGGGCGCAACCCGACCGGCTCGTTCAACCCCCTGCGCGTCACGGTGGCGACGAAGAACTTCATCAGCGAGTGGCAGAGCGGGGCGGCCCTGGTGCTGACGACGGGCGACATCGGCGCGACGGCCGGCAACAAGGTCAAGGTGGACATGCCGGCGATCACCTACACGGAGATCGCGCGCGGCAACCAGAACAACGTCGGCACATACGAGAACACCTTCGAGGCGCGCGAGTCCGCCGGCGACGACGAAGTCACGCTCACCTTCACCTGAGAGGAACGCATGGCCAAGGCACAGAATCCCTTCGCGCCGGAGTGGTACACGCCGGCCGAGGACCAGGGCAAGGAGCACCCGACGCGCTTCAAGGTGCGGGGGCTGAACGGAGCGGAGATGGGCTACGTCCAGCCCGAGATGATCCTCGACACCTCGGGGCCGCAGGCGATGCTCTCGGGGCTCACCGGCAAGGGGCTCGACCTCACGCTCAAGCACGGGCTGCTCGACTGGGAGAACTTCGATAACGACTCGGGTGCGCTCAAGTTCAGCCCGCACAACTTCTCGCTGATCCCGCTCACGCTGCGCACGGAGCTCGCGCTGAAGATCATCTCGATGAGCTTCGTGTCGGAGGAGGAAAAAAAAACCTGATCATCGCCCTGGAGGTCGGGCACAACGCCGAGCTCTTCCAGTGCGAGACCTGCTCCTGGGGGCAGCACTGCGACGAGTCGAACCCGGCGCCGATCGCCAAGTGGCTGATCCGCGGCGTGATCGAGAGCAAGACGTGCCTGCTGCCCATGATCACGCCGCAGTCGCGGTTCCTGCTGCGCATGCACCAGCACTACGAGAAGCGGATCCTACCGCATGAGGGCGGGCTGCTCGAGCAGCCGCACTACTACGTCGAGGCGATGGAGATCCTCTCCGCGCGCGAGGCGGTGATCCAGGCCGAGCTCGCCGAGAAGCGCCGCCGCGAGCTCGAGCGGCGCGGCAGCCGGCTGCACTAGGACCCCCCGGGAGAAGAGCGCCGATGGCCACCACCACGCAGAACGTCTCGTTCATCCTGAACGCGGCCGACCGCACGAAGGGCGCGTTCGGCTCTGTGCGGGGCGGGCTGAACGGCATCGGCGAGCAGCTGGTGTCGGTGCGCGGCCTGGTGGCGGGCCTGATCACGGCGTTCGGCATCAGCTCCTTCGCCGGCGGGGTGAAGGCGGCCTCGGAGGCGGCCGACGCCGCGGCGAAGATGGGCGATCGCTTCGGCATCGCCACCGAGAAGCTGATCGGCATGCAGCACGCCGGGCGCCTGGCTGGGGCGAGCAATGAGGGCATGGCGGCCGGCCTGCGCAGCATGGCGAAGTTCGCCAGCGACGCGGCGCGCGGGGCGCAGGAACAGACCCGCGCGATGGAGCAGTTGAACATCAACTCGGCGGCGTTCATCAAGCTGCCGATGGATCAGCAGTTCTCGACCATCATCGACAAGCTGGGGCAGGTCGAGAACGTCACCCTGCGCAACGCCCTGGGGCAGGAGGCCCTCGGCAAGGGGTACTCGGAGCTCGCCGGCCTGGTATCCGAGGGCGCGGAGCAGTTCGCCAAGGCTACTCGGGACGCGCAGGCCTGGGGCCTGGCGATCAACCGTGTCGACGCGGCGAAGATCGAGATGGCGAACGACGCCATGACGCGGGCCCGGGACGCGGCGAAGGGGCTTTTCACCACCATCGCGTTGACCGTGTCGCCGGTGATCAAGGCGATGGGCGACTTCTTCGCCGACAGCGCGGCGGAGGCCGGGGGCTTCAAGAAGCAGGCCGGGGAGGCGGCCGAGGTGGTGATCACCGGCATCGGCTACGCGGCGAACGTGGTGCAGGGATTGCGGTTTGCCTATGTCGCGTTGAAGTTGGCCGTGGCCGAGTTCTTCGACATGGCGGTGCGCAGTTTCGCCTTCTTCGCGGAGAAGGGCCAGTTTCTCGGCAACATCTTCAAGAACATGCCGGGTCCGATGGGGATCATGGGCCACGCGCTGCGGCTGCTCTCCGTCACCGGACGCGTGCAACTGTCGCTGCTTGCCGAGTCCACCGGGGCGACCGCGGCGCGCATCAAGGAGGAGCTTGACTCGATCGCCCTCGAGGGCCTGCCGAAAGACAAGATCATCGCCAAGGTTCGCGAGATCCGCGAGCTGATGCAGAAGGAGGCCGAGGAGATCGCGAAGCGCCGCCAGCAGATGATGCTGGGCGGCGGCGAGGACATCGAGCGGGATAAGGCGGTCGAGAAGAAGGAGCCGAAGGACACCTTTCGGGACCGGCTCGCGCAGCAGATCGAGCGGCTGCGCGAGGAGAACCTGACCGAGCTGCAGCTGCTCGACGAGAAGCTGCGCGAGAAAAACATCTTGCTGCAGACCGCGCTCGAGGCGGGCCTGATCAACGAGGAATTCGGGCTCGCGCAAAGCGCCCTGCTCAGGCAAAAGCGCGAAGATCAGGAGCTCCAGCACCAGGCGCGGCTCGGCGATATCCACGCGCAGGGTGTTCTTGCCCGTCGCCAGTTCGAGCAGATGAACATGACGCAGCAGGCGGCCTTCGTCTTTCAGACGATCGGCGGTATCACCGCGGCGAGCGCGCAACAGAACCGCACGATGTTCAACCTCAACAAGGCCGCCGGCATCGGCCAGGCCATCGTCAATTCCTACGTCGGCTATACAAAGGCCCTTGCTCAAGGCGGAATATTCGGCTTTGTCACCGGGGCGCTCGTGCTAGCGGCAGGCTTGCTGCAAGTCGCTCAAATCAAAAAGCAGCAATTCGGCCAGGGCGGCACGTCGGCGCCCTCGATCGGCGGAGGCCTGGCGCTGCCGGTGACGCCGGCGATCGACGCGTCGGTGAGCACGGCGCCGCCGCAGGTGACCGCCCAGGCCAGCGAGGACCGCACCATGAACGTCACCATCCTCGGCCGGTCGTCTGACAAGGTGTCCTATGCCGAGATGGTGGAGGACCTGATCCCCGTGCTCGAGCAGGCCGTCGCCAACGGGGCCACGCGACTCAATGTCGGGTTTGCTTCCTGATGGCCAAGCCCAAGTTCCTCTACGACAGCCGCTTCGACGACGCGACGCCGGTCGCGAGCTCGACGGCGGCCGGGGATTTCAACGTCCTCAACCTGCGCGACTGGCGGGCCTACACCTGGTGGAAGCCCGCCTCGATCCCTGCGACCGTCACGGTGGACTCCGGCAGCGCGAAGGCGCGGGATTTCCTCCTGGTGTACGGCGAGGCGGGGACTTACGAGGCGCGCGGCTCGACGGATAATTTCGCGGCTTCTGACGTGTTGCTCGCCTCGATCACGCTCACCAAGCCCGGAATAGGGATCGCCTTCTTCACGAGCACTTCGCACCGCTATACGCGGCTCATGATTCCGAGCGGGACGGCGCCGGCGGTGGCGATCGCCGTGATCGGTGCGGCGCTCGAGGCGCCGGTGTTCCTTGAAGGCTCGTTCAGCCCGATCGACCGGCTGGTGATGGGCCAGTCGAACCGGAACGAGAACGGGCACCCGCTCGGCCGCATCGTCTACTTCGAGGAATGGTCGGAGCGGATTCTGCTGCCGAACGTGGCCTGGTCATGGGCGCGCGACACCTTCGTGCCGGCGTGGACTGCGCACCTGCGCGGCTCGCCATTCGGGTTCGTCTGGGAGTCCGAGCTCTACCCGGAGGACGTGCGGATCGTGTCCTCGGGCGAGCGACTGTCGATCCCGCACAGGTCCGGTTCGCTTGCCGATGTCGAGCTTGAGGTGAAGGGCCTGCATGTTCATGCCGCGAGCACGTTGAACTCGATCGGCACGCCCGGCACGCAGACCTTCGGCGTGGGTAGGTACCCGACGCCGAACCTGCCCGGCGGCTTCTCCCGGCTGCCCGGCTCGGACATCCCAAACTCCGACGAGTACGGCAACTACCAGTACAGCGACGGCTCGGTCATGGTCTGGGTGCCGGCCTTCTTCTACAAGTGGGGCACGGGCGAGAACGGGCTCGCGCTGAACGCGGTCGACGTGAAGCCCTTCTCGGCCTATTCGAGCGTCGCTGCGGCGAATGTGGACGGCTACGCGCTGCACCGCGCGTTCTACGACGGTGGCGTGGTGCGGAAGGGCTTTTTTGTCGACAAGTACCTGTGCTCCAATAACGGCGGCGTGGCATCGAGCCTGCTGAACGGCAACCCGCTTTCCAGCAACGCGGCGCACAACCCGTTCGCCGATCTCACAGGCGCGCCGGCCAACAACTACTCGGGCGCGATCGCGGCGGCGAAGACCCGCGGGGCGGATTTCTTCTGCTCCACGCGCTTCATCTTCGCCGCGCTCGCGATGCTCTCCTATGCGCACGGCCAGGCCGCCGCCGCTGCCACCTGGTGCGCCTGGTACGACGGCGCCGGCGTGACGAACTTTCCGAAGGGCAACAACAATAACCTGCTCGGCGACGTGGACGACGGCACGCTCAGCTTCGTGTCGGACGGATTCGGCGTCGACGACTCATCGAAAACCGGGAGCGGCGATCCATTTGCGAAGACCACGCACAACGGCCAGGCGAGCGGCGTCACCGACCTGAACGGCAACATGTGGGAGATCACGGTGGGGCTCGCGACCGACGCGGCCGGCGCCGAGTTCTTCGTGCTGAAGACGAGCGCCGCGATGAAGGACGTGGGCGGGGGCAACGCCCTCGCCACGGATCTGTGGGGCGCCGAGGGCATCGCCGCGCTCTACGACGTGCTCGGGGCGACGTTCGAGGAGGCGCTCGCGACCTCGACGACGAAGCTCTACGGCGCGGCCGGCGCGCAGGTGATCGCGGACGAGACCTCGGGAAACCTCTGGCAGTGGGCGGGGCTGGGTGCGCCGCTCCTGGGCGGGGCGGCCGTGGGCGGCGGCACCAACGCTTTCGGTAAAGACCGATTAGACGACTTCCGCGTGGCGAACATGTGCCCGATCTCCGGCGCGAGCTGGGGC